TCAACCGTTTCCGCGTTGGCGAACATACCGAAACCGGTCATAGCCATTGCGTCGGTCAGCACGTCATCAGACACACCGCCAATCAGTTGCGCAGTTTCAGGCTTCGTCAGTTGAGCGAACGAGTTGCCAGCCGAAGGTTGGCCCCAATTCGTACCGGCAACCGGATGGCCCATCCACCACACGTACTTCGAACTACCGTTCAACAGCGCCTTGTAGTAGTTGGTCGAACCATCGTCCTTCTTCGCATCGTTTGCGACGGACGCATACGGATACGTTTCAAGAACAGTGTTCGGTGTGCCCGAGAAGACACCAGTCGTATCGACCACAACCACGTGAACTTCATCGTTCAGGCCAGACAGGTTCGAAACCCAATCAGACGTGTTCGGTGCGCCCGAGAAGCTTGACTTGAATTCCCAATCGACACGGCCATTCGCAGCAGCCACGACTTGTGCAGCCGGTGACTTCAGGATCAGCGATGTTGCGCTCGACACCGATGCCACTTGACCGATCAGCTTGCCGTCAGACGTGTACAGGAACGAACCAGCCGTCACTTGCGTGTCGAAGGTCGTGTTGACACCAGCAACAGCAGCACTGTTCGCGGTCGTCGTGATCGTGCCATTCAGCGTTTGCGAGTATGCAGCAGCATTGGCAATCGACACCTTCAGGGCATTGCCCTTGACGCCCGGATATTTCGCAGCAGCGATACCGACAGCGCCTTGGCCGTTCAGATAGTTTGCGTTATACGTATCGACGTTCTTAATCAGAACCGGTGTGCCAGAAGCGACAGCATTGACCGCATTGTGGCCGACAACGCGAACCACTTGCAGGTTGTTGCCATAGCCCAAGAAGTTCGCAGCCGTGAAGAACGAAACCGCAGTGTTGTCATTCGGGCCTTCAAACACATTAGCCAGAGTCGTTTCGGAATCGACGGTCGTGATCTGTTCGACCGGACCCCACTGAAACGTCCCTGCAAAACCACCCGCCGTAGTTGCGACAGCGGGCACAATATTGGTCGCATCGTACTCTTGTACGTTGACGCCCGGTGAGAGCATAAACATGCAGTTCTCCTAAAATTAGAAAAGGGCATCACACCGAGATGGGGATGCCCTTCATATCTCTTGTGACTTACTATTTAGCGAAAATGGACTTTTCAGAAAGTGCTTGACAAACTCAACGGTTTGTGTACATTCCCGGCCATTCTCCAACCTGCATAGTGCGTCGGAAGAAGTCTTTCGTTCGGTCGGCGTCTTCGACCATCCACACGTCTCGATCAATCACTTCGATTTCCTGTTCCTGATCGATGTGGTTGTCGCGAATGCCGAATGGCGTCAAATGGGCTTCAATCTCTTCGATCCGCTGTTGATAGATCGTTGTACGAAGGTTGACGTTGGTCAGTTCCTTGAAGTACGGTGAATTGGTCAGCCACGCGAACAGCACCAGTGTCATCACAAGGTCGTCGTGATAACCCACGTCTGCCGCGAATGAGCCCTTGATTTCCGTGAACGTCGAAAACTCTTGAATGAAGTCGCGGTCATTGACCAGCAGCTTGTTTTCTTCGATCAGGGTCTTCAGCGTGGAACATCCAACACGTTTCACAAGCTTGTCAGTTCGGACACCAGATTGAACCGTTGCGCCAGACCGGCCAAACCCGGAAGAGACTTGTTGACCACCTTTGCCCTTGCTGACCCATAGAAGGTTCTCGTATTCCATGTCGTGCATCAGTGCATCACTGATCGACTGGCCGTTGTCATTGATTTCGACCAACAGGAACGCATCGTTGTAGTCCTTACCCATCTTGTAACAGATGGTAGAGAACAACATCGGATGCACTGTGTTGGACTTGTACTTGGCGACAAGCTTGTACGGAACTTCAGTGATGTCGATCATCGTGACTACAGACGAGTCACCACCAACACCACGCGACGTGTCCACGATACCGACATAGGTGTGACCCGGTGTCGGCGCTTCGATGACATCAAGCCCATCATCGTTCTCGAAGATGTATTCGTATGGCGTCATCTTGGCGATGAAGTCGCCCGCGATCAGGGTGTTCGATGACCCAAGGAAGGCCATCAAGATTTCCTGTCGGAACTTCAAGTCACCAAGCACACGGCGTTGATCTGCCGCCCACTGTTCGTCATAGCCCGGACGTTCCCAATAGTCAGCCGTGAAGGTCTGGAAGCCATTGATACCTTTCTCGGCTTCGTCCCACATCTTCCAGAAGTGGTTGTAACCAATCGGCGTCGATGTGATACTGATCTTCGTCGTCTTACCAGATGACAGCGTAGGGAACACGGACGTGAAGAATTCGTCGGCAATGTTGCCGCCCACGAACGCGTATTCGTCAAGGTATAGCCAGTTCAACGAACTACCCCGCGCTGCGTTCGCAGACGTTGCGTCAGCCGTGACCTTCGAACCGTTCGATAGCTGAATGAAACCCTTGTTCCACTCCCGCACACCATGCTTCAGGAATTGCGGAAGTTCTTCGTACATCAGCTTGATACGTGCCAAGATTTCGCGAGCGCCTTTCGACTTGTTGGCAAGCACTGCGACGTTCTTGTTCTTGTTGAAGATGATGTACCAGCAGATAGCCGCAGCCGTGCAAGTCGTCTTGCCGCCTTGGCGAAACAACTTACAGATGGACTTCCGGTTTTCAAGCAACATGCGGATGTACTTCTCCTGAAACGGGAACATATCAAAGTTGATAATGCCCTTGTCCAGCGAGATGATCTTCACGTAGTTGCGGATGAAGTAGATCGGGTCTGCCGCACACTTCTGGAATTCTTCGAGTTCCCATTCGGTGTACGGATGTTTCCAGCCATCGGGGCGAATCTTCTTGTTGCCCCGAACGTGGTCACGCAAAATGAGTTTAGCTACCATTCTCGATCACCATACCCGCGTCTTTCTCGCGCTTTGCAGCCATCGCATCCAACAGGTCTTCTGCCGTACCGGTGAAGACGATGTTGTTCTGGTTCTCGATGTGGTTGCCGCCGTTCAGGGCCGCTTCACGCGGATTCTCTGTCGGCTTCTCGATGTCCTTCACCTTCTTGTGAAGGTCCACAATCTGTGACGCGACATCGGACACATTCTTGACCATCTGACCAACCACTTCGAACGCACGTGGGTGTTCCGACTGGCGGGCCAGTTGCAAGATGATGTCCAGCGCATCTTCACTCTTCGACATCACGCGGTGCAGCGTTTCCCGCACCACGGCGATGTCGTTTTGTCGGTCTTCAACACTGACAGGCCGATCTTCGATGACCGGCTGCACGACAAGCTGGCGTGGTTCAATCACGGCCAGTGCGTTCTCGCCTTCAGTGCCGAAGGTTGCGTCCAAATCCTTGAACGCGTTCTGCATCTGTTGTGCAGCTACGGTCAGTTCGTTAGTCATTACCGTTGAAACCTTCAATCGTTGTTATGATGGTGTACGGATCACCTTGGTTGGCGTTCAGTGGGGATACCTGAACTTCAACGCCTTCGAGTGCTTCACTGTCTGCCATATCCGGCGCAGAGTAGAAGTCCACCTGTACGTCCTTGATGATGCCCTTCGTGCCATCCGTGTAGCCGAAGTAGTTCAGTTGGATCGTGAATTCGAATGACACCATCACTTGACGGCGCTCTTCGAACTTCGGTGCATCGAACGAGTCTTCCAGCGACACTCCATCGAGCGTGATTGGTAGATCGTTCTTCAGATTCAGTTGCGGCATGGCGTTCATCGTCAGCGTGTAGTGCGGCGTGAACACCGGTAGAATCTGTTCCATCATCATGAGTGCATCGCCTTGCGTCTTGGCGACTGCATACAGGGCCATCTTCAGGTTGTATGGGACAGGGTTGGATACTGACTGCAATGTGCCCTGATTGAACGACTTGAAGCCCTGCATCGCGTTCATCTGACGCGTCGGGTCGTACTGGATTCCGGTAATCTCGAAGGCCAGTCGGGGAAGCGTCAGTTCTTCGCGCTGTTCGTCCACATTCGGCTGCTGTTCCATGCGGGCCAAGAACTTGTCCTTGGGCGCATAGCTGATCGGAACCCGGATACGACGCTGCAACTTGTTCTCGGCGTCATAGCGTTCGATGTACACATTGTTGAACATGTTGCCGAACGCAATGACCGCCTTTTCAGTCGTCTTGTTGTAGAAGGTTTGCTGACTGTTAAGCATGGTCAATCTCACCGAATGGGTTGTTCTCGTCAAAGTTCAGGACGACTTCTTCCTGTGCCGTGAACGCATCGTTCTGTGCAGCCGGGTCGTTCTGGGTGAACGTGAACTCTTGCAGGATGTGATCGCCGCCTTCAGTCACCAATGCGAAACCATTCTCCGTGTAGATGAAGTAGTCCTGTTCGGCCATCGACAGTTCGTCGGACAGCGAATCAATCTCTTCCAGACCAGTGCTGAACTGTTCATGCGAGAATTCAAACAGTTCGCATTCCAGACGGTATGTGAACAGTTTGCCAAGTTGGTAGAACGGATTGGTCGCGTTCACCTTCTTGATTTCAAAGAATGACTTCGTGAGTGGCAGATAGACAAGATCGCCTTCAACCGGACGCGGTAGCATGGTTGTACCAGTGCGACCGACTTCTGCTTCCCATCGTGACCGTGCGACCACAAACGTACAGGAATCCTGAATCTCGATGCCAAACTTGGACATCAATGCGCCATCACCTTCAAACCCTGCTACGTTCTCTAGGTACATCTCCAACCGGTACGCATTCTCATACTTGGCGAGACGGTCTTCGGTGAAGATAGGATCGATGTCGCCCTGTACCAGATGGCGCGGAATGTAGTACGTATCCATGCCGCCGATCTGGATGGCTTGGATGGTCAGTGCTTCGATCATCCGTTGGGTATTCGTGAAGTTCTCAGGAATACCGTTCTGGAAATAGAAATTGACTGCCATCGCTTACCCCACTAGGAAGCCGACAGGTTCTTGGTAGATGTCGCGAATCTGGTCTTCGATCTTCTCGATTTCGGCTACTGCTTCGTCGTAGATTTGTTGGCCTTGCACCGTGATACCACCGGGCAGTTGCACGCCGCCGTACAGCTTTAGGTTGTTGCCCCACTGTTCCTTCAGGTAGGCCGTGGCAAGCTTCTTCAGCATCCGGTCATCCCAAATCATTTGGTAGACTTCTTCATCGACAATGCCGTAACAGTCGGCCAGAATGAAGTCACCCGGTGCGAGATTGTTGCGCCAGTCGAAATCGATGTACAGGCGTCCCATCTTCGGGTTGTAGCGGAAGATTTGCTGACCGACCAGAACACTATCCATCGTGTTCAGGTATTCTTTCGTCTCTTCGTAATAGGCCAGACCACTCGTTGCCAGTGACCCTTGCGATGACTGGAAGTTGTAGATGTCATTGACTTTGATCTGATACGCTGCGGAGAACTGACTATTCGATGTCGCGCCGCCCGCAATCGGGAACACGTTCACCACACTGACAACACCCGGACCAACCGGAATGAAGCCATTGTCGATGTCACCAGTCGTGTACGTGCCAATGACGCCATTTGCGCCACTCTCACCGCCAGTGATTTGTTCAGATGCGACAAAGCCGCTACCAGCCGGTGTGTTGACTTGTAGCAGCCCTTGCGAGATAGCGGTGATTTGTGCCGTTGTACCGGACACCGAACCGGTGACAGTTTCACCAAGCTTGAACGATGTCGCTGACGGAACCGTGATCTGGTTGTCCGTGACTTGATGCTTCAGGAACATGCGATCCGTTGCATCACCGTGGAATTCACGGAAGAACTGAAACGCGTCTGAAATCCGGTTGGCAATCTGTTCATCCGCGATGTGGATGTCGATCACTGGTGCGCCAAGCTTTTGCAAGCAGTATTGCGCCAGTGTGTCGAATGAATTGAGTTGTACGAGTGCCATTATTTTGCCCGTAGTTGTGGTTACACTATTTAGCTTTCAGACGCGTGTCAGAAAAACGCATACAAATTTAGGACACTGCGGGCTTCGCCAAATCACTGACAGCCTTGGCCGCAGCTTCAACAGTCGGTGCGTTCTCGGCAATCTTGTGAATCACTGGCGCAGCCGCTTCGATAGCCGCCACAATCGGTGCAGCGCCCGGAACAATCGACAGGACCGGTGCAACGACCTGTGCCGCTGTCGCAACACTGTCCAATGCCGGAATCGCCTGTTCGATCTTTGCTTCAACCTGCTTCAACGGTGTGACTGGTTGCTTCACGCCATCGAGTTCGCCTTTCTCTACATCTGCGACAGCCGGGTTGAGATTGCCAGCCTGATAGCCCTTCAGGAACGTCAGGATCGCCGCCATGCCGTTCGGATCGAAGCGGTAAGACCCTTCCATACCAATCGACGTGAGAACGGCTTCATCGCAGAACCAGCCCTTCGGATTGTGGCCGCAAGGAAAGAACGTGATGAATTGGATCAAACCGCGCGTGTCATACGGTGCGCCAGCGTGGTCCTTGAACCACTGAAGCGACTTTTCTTCATCGATGCCGGGGACTTCAATGATGTCCCATGCAGTCGTGTCGGACAGGTCCAGCGACTTGATACGAACGCCGCCTTCGGTCCATTTGGAACTAGCACACACTGTCAGTTGCGGATTGACGGGATCAGGACCAAAGCACGCTTCAACGTGGCTGTACGGTCCTTCCATCTTCCATGTACAAAGTTTTGCAAACAGGGTGTCTTTGGCCTTGTGGAATGCAAATTTCATTGGTTTTCCTTATAGAGTGCGGACACAATGCCGCACCCATATTTAGGTAATAGTGGCTGCAATCGATTTGATGTCCGAAACAACTGCGTTATAGGCATCCGTTGCACCTTGAACCGTGGTTGCCTTGGCGATGTTGTATTTCGACATGCGTTGCGCAGCGAGTGCCATCAATGCACTGTTCAACTGGTTGGCTTGACCAAGGATCAGTTGTGCAGCCGTCTTGTTGTCATAGCCCGCAGCCGTGGCGAACGCTGAAACCCAGATACCCGGATCACCAGTGAAGCCACGTGATGCAAAGTCAGTCGCAGCCTGTTCGCGAAGGATGTATTCCTGTTGGAAGCGTGTCCAGTTGGAATAGATGTCCGCAACCAGTGCATCGACCCTTGCCATCAGGTCTGTCTTCAGGGCGTTCAGGTCTGGACCCGGCGCAGGTGCAGCAGTGTTGCCCGCTGCTACCCATTGCAGGTATTCGGCATAGTCGCGATTCAGCGGATCAGCCGGGATTGATGCGCCATCCGAACGCAGGATCACGTTCGGGTTTGATGTGTGAGTGTATGTGTACATCGTTGATTACAGTTCCGAAGAGATATAGACCGCCGAACCACTGTTGTCTTCCAAGAGACATGCTTGACCAGCCACACCACCGGACGCGATGTTGACCGTGATGATGGCTTTACTTAGTGATGCGCTTGCCGTCCACGAACTAGGTGCGATGTTGTTGGTGCCCGACGAATAGAAGTAGTACGTCGAAGCAGCCGTACCGGTGATAGTCGGTGCAGCACGTTTGGGTGTAGTCCATGACATTTGCAAGAAGGCCGATGTCGCATTCTGCACACCGCCCACGGCGTATTGACCACCAGACAGGACTTCGTAATAGCGTTGGCAACGCAGAAGTTGTTCACCGATATTTACGCGCTCGAATGGTGTCGCATATACACCCGGTTCGAGTTGAAGTTCAGCAATACCAATGACGTTATTTGCAGTCGCACCCCAATTCACTGCACCAGTTGCAGAACGATAAATCCCGGACTGCCAAGCATTCAGTGTAGATGTCTGATAGGAACCAGTATTAAGGAACCCAATGGCAATACCAATACCCATCGAGTTGTTGAGTGAAACACCAAGCGTGGTCGGTAGTGCAGGGAACGTCAGTGTGATCTTCTGTGTACCCGAGACAGCCGTGAACGATGCCACACATGAGTTTGCTGCCGTACCATCGAACAAACACACCGAATACGTTCCGGGAACAGTGGTGTAGAACCAGAACGAAACTGTGACCGGCTGTCCAAGCAGGTCATAGACGTTGAACCCTTCTATGTTCTGCGAAAGACCGCCCCAATAGTTCGTCGTGGTTGTCGATGAAATAGCCGTATTGACGGTCTGACACAAGAAGGTCTTGGAGATACCGCCACCAACAGCGATGGTTGCCACTGACTGCGAAAAGTTACCACCAGCATTGCTGTTCACTGCCTTGAACCGGTCAGCCGACCCAAAACCGGATGTACCCGACGCAAACGCAGCCGTGGAATACTGCTGAATTCTCATATCACCATTGATGATCCGGTTGCGACCTTGCGGCGTAAGTGCATTGGTGTAACCATCTGGCATCGTCAGTGCAGTGCCAACGGTCACGATACCGTTAGGACCGACCGTCAGGTTGCCGTACAGCTTGGTCGGATCAGCCGTGCCCGGACTACCAAAGATGTCAATCAGCCGTGCATGTAGTTCTGTAGGTTGTGCTGCCATTATTCTTTACTCGCTAGTTGTGCCTTCAGGTCTTGAACCTGTGCAGACAGTTCTTGGACGGCGTTCCACAACACCGAAATCATCGGCATTGGGTCAAGTGTTTGTGGTTGAATCTCGCCTTCGGCATTCACGGCATCTTTCTCGCCATACACCGCACTTGGGATCACTTCGGCTACTTCATGTGCAATGAAGCCATCTCGCGCACGACCGTCATCTTTGTACAGGTGAATGTCCTTGAATCGGTATGACACTGTACGGACTGCGTTCACCTTCGCCAGACCACCTTGTGTCTGTTCTACTGAATGTTTGATTCGGTAGTCCGACGACAGGGAGATGTTCCCAACGTTGGTCGTGTCGATCCACATCTGGACGTTGCCGTTCCAGTACATGTTGAAGATGTTGCCGCCTTGCGCACCACCGTTACCGGCTTGGCACTGATAGCCGGTCGTGCTTTGATATGCACCACGAACCAATACGGTGCCCGCATCGTAAACACGCATGTTCCACGCAGTGTTACCTTGGTTGATGAAGCCGACACATCCGCTGCTGTCACCACGTAGAAGGCCGTAGTAGCCGTTCGCACCAGTCAGTTGAACTACGGACTGGTTGTACATGTTCAAGGTGCCCTGCATCGTCCCGCCAGACGCAGTGATGATGTTGTAGAACGAGTTCCAACCGTTCGATCCATTCCATGTCGCAAGCTGACCGGCATAGTTGATCGCAATAGCAGATGTACCGGAACCGGTCGCACCACTCACTAGACCGACTGTCCCTGTGCCCTGAATCTGTGTGCCGATTGCCACACCACCAAAGGTCGTTGATGTCCCATCAGCAGCAATGGTGACTGCACCCGTAGATAGGTTCCATTGGAACGGACGGTAGTTGTTCCACGTACCGTAAGGACTGCCAGATGCCGTAGACAACAGGTAACACGTGGTCCCATCGTTGCGAAGGATCACACCGTAGTTGCCATACACTGCACGGAACTGACCATAGCCGTCACCGATCCACGACGAGTTCATCGTGACCTGTACGCCACTGTTAGCCGTCACGACACCCGTCTTGCGGCTGATCGAGAGTGGCGAATCGATGAACACACCGGTATCACTGTAGCGGTTCATGAACCACGATGAACCCGCATTCGAACCGGATTCAGCCGTGGCATCGACACCAGACGCCCAACGAAGAGAACCAC